ATATGTCAATTGCAAGACCCTTCAAATGACTTGAATTTTCTGATCCACCGACCTTTGCATTATGTTCTTTTGATCTCCATGAAGATGTGATTTTGAATGATGTGTTTGAAAATTCCCTTGCAAGATCAAGTTTTTTCAATAGGTCTTGTGACATCTTATCAAAGCAATTCACACCATCACAGACAAATTCTTTTTCACTAAAGTATTTCAGCTTATTCATTTCTTATCTTCTTGATGTTATATACAAATACAGACAACAATACCAATATTGTCAAGATGCTTTCAATGTCTGTTAATGACAGACCAACAGCAAACACATTCACAGAGTTGAATCCTATCAAATCACTTACCTTGTTTTCCATTTCTTTTCTTCAAGTATAATTCAAGCAATTTCTGATTCAACTTCTTCACTTGATCATTATTTAAACAACCTTTTTTTCTACCACCCACAGCAATTCCAATTTTTCAGTTTGTTACCTCTGCCACTTCCAGAAATAGTCAATCCACCTTCTGAATAGGTTTGTGTTTCTGGATTAATGTCTGCATTGCTGTTTGAATTGTATTCTGGATATAGACTGCTGTTGTATAAAAGATATTCTATCAGTCTTTCAGAATAGAATTGTGCATTTGTTCTTTCTATGTCAATCAGCCTTGCAACATCATCAATTGTTGATGCTGATATTGAATCAACATTCCTTGATCCAATTGTTCCATTTGCAATCTTCTGATTCAAATAAGGATAAAAATGTACTAATGTCCACTTCAATGTTGTCATCCTTACATAATCATTCATCAATGTTGCATAGTTACCTGTCAATGAATCTGTGGTGATTTTTGTTTTTAATGCATTGAATAAATCTGTCCCCAATAAAGGCTGAATTTGTGAATCCTGCGCTTGTATTATTGATGGCAACATATCCTTTGGATCAACAGATCCATCAATGTGTGAATATGCCTTGATATAGTTTTCGTCAATGAAAATGACCTGTGGTGTTAATGCCATAATTAGTTCTTTTTAAATGGTGGATTTAACTTTGCATGATTCGGCATATCATAAGGTGCAACCGATTCTGTTCCTTTTTGCTTTACAAATGGATTGTTCCCAACCCTTACTTCATTTTTCATTCCTTCTGATGGTAAAAATGTCCCATCTGGATTTCTCTTTCTGAAATAGATTCTTCGCATCCATCCATGTCTGCAATAGCACCCACCTTTGTACATAAACAGATCATAAGTAGATGCACCCTTTGGTGCAAATTGTCCATTCACACCTTCTTGTGACATATTCTGTATATCTTCAAATCTCCATTCAAGACCTTGATCAGACCATTCCATCATCATGTCACAGAATTTTCTGGACTTGTTTCCTTTTTCATTTGGTTTGTTGTTGGTCTTTGCATAGTAATATCTGACCTTATACAATCCAACATCACCTTCATTTGACCTTTGGTCTGGATCTGCCATTGATTTTCTCGGCATCTTGTTTGTGGCAAACTTGTGAAGATTCTGTTGAACAGATTCGATTTCTTTGATCTTCTTTTCTGCCCATGACAAACCTGCATCACCACCCCATAATGCCCATGCTATTCTTCCTGCTGATGGAAATCCATCTTCATCTGGTGTGAATCCTTCACCTTGTTTATCAACTTCATGCCTTTTCAAATAGGAATACATTCTTTTTATAGTTTCAATTGATAGATTGTCACCATTAGAAATGTTTGTTGCTCTTTGCACACCAACCTGTGTTCCACCTCTTTTGTATTCCCTTCGCCATTCAAGACCTTTTTTTGCTTCTTCAATCATTCCTTGTGTTGGCTTTCTATCAATGTCATCTAATGTCTTAAGATCCAACTTTGATTGACCTTCATCGACAAACAATTCCCATGCATCGTCATCATTTTTTTCTGCACAGGACTCCAACTTTGACAAAAAGAATGCACTCATTTCATCATTCAGAAATGGTCTTTCATCTTTTTTTTTACAAGATATTTTTGACAGCAATTGTTCTGTGTTCTGACTAAAGAATCCTTTTGCAACTTCTTCTGGTAATTGTAAGAATTGTACAAGGAACACAATTGCCTGTGCTTCTGTCAAGACACCTTCCTGCACCTTTGCAACAATGTCAATTGCACTACTAATTTGTGCCCCATTATATGATGCATCAACCTTTTCAACATCTTCTGATATGTCATCAGCTACATCTGAAATAGTTGCATCTGCATTTGGAATCACATCTGTTGCAATTTCTTCATTAATTGTTTCAGCTTCTGTATCTGCAAATTCTGTTTTGAAGATGTCAAATGGTTTGAAATATAATGACAAAGCCATTCCACATTCATTCATCAAGACCTTTAATGCATCAATTATCACATCTCTGAATGGGTCAATTATTGTTTGTTCAAATAGTGCTGATGCTGTTTGCAATTCTTCTGCATTGTTTCCTAATCCTGCCGAATCAATTACACCAAATAAACGTGGTGAAACAACCCTGTGTGAAATCATCACTTTCTTTGTGATTTCTTCTGATAAAAATTGGTATTGTTTATCGGCATCAGACAATGGAACAGGTGTGATCTCTGGAGTTGTATCTCTGCCATCTGAAAAGGTGCAAAGGAATTTTCCTGCATTTGTAGATCCTGCAAGTTCAGTTTCAATTGTTCTTTTTATTTCTTCCCTTTTCTGGCGTGGTGGAATACCATTTGCAAAGTTGATCACAAATGATGGTGCAAGACCTTTTTCAATTTGTGAAAGGTGATATTGTGAAACATTCTTGTCAAGTTCAATGTAATTCCATGCACCAATATAGTCTGGCTTTGGATAATAATATGATCCAACAGAATTCATTTTGACACATAGCACTTGTGTTGGATATACTGATTTTGATGATGGGTCAAATGCTTTCAGTTCAGAATACTTTGCTCGACTTCCTGCACTCCAATCTTGTGAGTAATAATACCAATCAACTTTTCCATCTTCATCTACTTGTCCTGATCTCATTGTTTCAAACGGCAACACTTCCATTTCTACAATTTCAGTTCTGTCAAGACTATATGTAAATGATATATAAAAGCCACCATGCAGTTTCAGATCCATACACATCAGCTGAATATCATTCTTACCAATCTTTTTGTTGATCAGCTTATTGAATTTGACCCAATCTTCTGGATGTCTTTCTTTGTTGTCTGAATCAATTCCATCACCATATATCCATGCAGAAATTGAATTGACAAGTGCATTGTGTGTTGCTGAATTTTGATACAAATCAATTGTGTGCTGTGGGAACAAGTTGTCTGCACCATACCAGATGAAATCAGATCCACGTTTGACAAATTCTGTTGAATCAGTCAAGGAATATGATGACCCCATTGCACTAAATAAAAAACTTTCTTTCTTATCCATTGTATGAAATTGTTGTTGGAATTGTTAATGGCTCTAATCCTTTTTGAGAATTCTCAAAGTGATTTTCCAAATAGTTGTCATTATGCACTAATGCCATACCTGTATTTACTTTGAATATGATTTCTGGATCTGTTAATGCAGTTGCACCTAACTTGCCAATATAAACATCATAATCAAATAATCCTGTGGTATCTATATTTATGTGATAATCTCCCACAAATTCATCCAAATACAGAAAGAATTGTTTTGATCTGGGATAATTATCTATGGCAACATATGTTCCAAGTTTACCAAAGTATTCTTTTTGTGTTGCTTGTTCTGTAAAATTTATATAATAATTTTGCAGATAATTCATTTGTGAATTTGGTGTGTATTGCACATTCACAGAGGTGACACCTTCGCTGTTGATTGTATTTGCAACAACAGATGAATATACATCAAGTGAGAAAATATTCTGCACTCCATTTGATGATCTAAGGTGCAACATCTATTCTTCTTTTTTAGTCTTTTTTACTTTCTCTTTTTCCAGAAATGAAGGGAAATATACTTTCAAATAATTGAAATCTTTTTCATCCATCACTTCATCCATCTGGATTCTTCTTCTACCTACAAATAAGGTTTGACCAATATATTCTTTTTTGATTTTCATACTAACTAATTTAATAAAAAAAAGGATGCAAGATCCACCTTCCATCCTCTTTTTCAATTAACTATAAACCCTAAAAAACTAAAACTAAAAAACGATTTTTTTATGATGAATGATCGTATTGTGTAGCACTGAATGTTATGTTTGTCAATCCAGATGGATTTGTACCCATGTTGTATGCAGGAACAGGTTCTGCACCTTGCATCTGAATTTCATATCCAACATAATCACCATAGGCAACATCGCCACCATGAGCATATGTTCCACCTACAACCTGCACACCATTCTTGACACCTAATAAATAAAAGACACCATTGTTATCTTCAATTAATATTTGCCATAATCCTTCAACAACATTCTGCATTCTCAACCATGATTCTTCACTATCATGTGACATCTTCAAATCAAGGTCTGATTGGTATGCAACAGCACCACCATTTCCTGTGACAATGGTTTGATTGAATGAAGATGCTTGTCTGTCAAGATCAAATTCAAAGAATGTTGCAGGTGTTCCAGATGCTGTTGTTACACCTGTGACAGCACCATCACCATCTGTTGTCACAGCTGTGATCACATCATCATCATAGAAACTTAATAGATAAGCCTTTTTTATTCCACCGACTTGACCACCACAGAAATAGCCACGTCCTTTTGTTATTACACAACCCATGCTTTATACTTTAATTAATTAATAAATAAATGAATGGAAGGTGATCAATCAAGACCACCTTCATATTCAATTAATTATGCATCGTTTTTAAACCAAACAACATCAGCAACAACACCGATTGCACAACCAACACCGAATCTCATAGTGATTCTGTAATTGTCTGACCCATCTAAAGGTGTCATGTCAATTGCCTGTGCCAATGAATCAGAATCAGCTGTTCCGATACCAACAAATAAGTTGTTCTTATTACCGACACACGCTTCACCAGATGCAATTCCTGGAGCTGATACCAACTTGTATCCAACAAACTTTGTTTGTGGTGCATTTGCAACTGCTGAATTGTATCCGTCACCTGTTTGTCCAACTGCAAGGTTGTATGCAGAAATGGTTGCAGGATTCACATATATGTTTGTGTTTTCAAAGTCACCAACAATTCCTTCTGGCATTGCTGTGATGATTTCTTGTAAACCTGCAATCACAGTTGCTTGATCAACAATTGAATTTGCTAATTCAGTTGCACCTGCTGTGTTCCCAGATAATTGCTTGAATCCGTTAAATGCTGTATGTCCAGATGCTGTTGCATTACCCATCCAGATGTTGTTTTCAATATCTGCCTGTACAAACTTTGCAACATATAAAAGGATTGCATCAGCATAGTCATCAGGCACACCAGAATTCACACTATATGCATCACCTTGCCACCATGTATTGAATTGCTTCTTACATAGTTGAAGATTCACCATTTGATCAGTAATAGTCAAAGATGTTTCATCAAGATCAGTTGTTGCTGTTGTGTCAAAGTCACAACCTGCTGACTTGATTAATGCAGATGCACCTGTTCCGAATGACATTACAGGAATGATTGCTTTGTATCTGATACCATCCAACAATGTTACATTCCCACCATGTAGTGTTGGTGCAGAAATTACTGATGCATGAATGTATGGGAGTGCTAATTCACCAGCATATGTTGGTGTGTTAAGCACAGGATTTGCCAAATTTACTTGTTTATTTTCAGCCATTTTATTTGTTTTTTGCTTTGTTAAAAATTGCGAATATTCTGTCATCTTGTGACATTGCTTGTTTCACTTCAACAGCCTTTGCAGGTGCTTTTGGTGTATGTTTGAAATTCTTCTGTGCTGACATCTTTTTCACATCTTCAATTTTATTGTTCTGTGCTTGTGTCAATTCTTCAAGTTTTTCATTCAGTTGCAATTCAATTGCTTCTGTAATCAACTTACCTAATTCAAGACCATCAGCTTTTGTCATGTAGTTTGACAAATCTATTTCTTTTGTTTCTTCTTCTTTGGATGCTTCAACTTCTTCTGTTGATTCTTCAACAACTTCTTCAACAACTTCTTCTGCTGAAAGTTCTTCTTCTTCTTCAACAGCTTCATCAGATCCCATTCCTGTCACTTCACCATCTACAACTTCAATTTTGCTTCCGTCACTTAGTTCATATGATCCAGATGGTAATGCCATTCTTTCATCATCATCACCTTTTACAAATACAAGTGATCCAACTTCAAATGCATCTGAATCAGTCATGATTGTTGTTCCATCTGCAAGAGTTGTTTCAGTTGCCATTTTTGTTTCTTCTGTTGCTTCTGACAGCTTTTCTGTGAATCCTAAAAGATCCTTCATTTTTGTATATAAACCTTCCATGTTTTGTTCAGTTAGATTTTCCTAATAATTTAAAGATGTTAATGTCTTTTTTTCCTTTCGCCCTTGATTATCTCCTTTGCCATTGGGACAACCTTTGATGCAATTACTCTGTTTTTTACAATGGCACAAATTCTTTTTGCTTCTTCTTCTGAATCGCCTTCTGCAATTCTTTCAGCAATACATTGATCCATTGGATATTCTGCATCATATTCTTTTTCCGACTTTCTTATCAGCTGTTTGATTTCTTCAATTTTAGCTTCTTCATCTGTCAATGTATATTTTGACAATGATTGCATTTTGTCTGTGAAGAATCCTTCAATACTAAATCCAAGCACTTCGCCATTTTTGACCTTTTGCCAGATTTCATCATTATCAACCCTCATAGTCACAAACCATGTTCCAACAGGACAATGTTCAAAGCCATATTTGACTGACTTATCAAGTTCAAATTCTTTGATCCATGATTCCACAACACACAAACCATCTATTTCTTTTTCATGTTCATATGTTGCCGATTGCAAATGATTTCTTTTCATATACAATTCAGATGCTTTCTTGATTGTTTCTTTTGAAAAGAATACATGATAATCAGATCCATCTTCTGCTATTCTGAAAATTTGTTTGTTTGGAACAAGTGCAGGTGCAATCAACAATCTTTTATCTTCATCAACTTTCTTGAATTGAATCTGCTGTTTTTGTTTGTTTAATGCCACCCAGAATTCTTCAATTGCAGGATCTTCAACCAAACTAATTGCAAAGACACCATCCATGTCCTTCTTTTGTTCTTCTGAAATTATTAGTTCAACTATTTTTGTCATGATATTTGTTTTTTATAAAGTTGCTTTTTGTTCAATCATTGTGTTGATCTGTTGTGAGTTTGTCACATCTTGTTCCACTACATATGCTCTGACAGGTCTGTCCTGTGTAAATGCTGTATTGAATTGCTCAATCATTGATGGCTCTGCTGACAAATCAATCAATTCTTCTGATCCTGTTGATGGTGATGAAATACCACCACCAGAAGGTGCTGTTGCTGAAACAGGTTTTTCTGTTTTTACTGATAAAATTTCTTTCACATTTTTCAAACCTGTTGCCAATGTCAACCCTGCCTGTATGAATGACAATGGTGGTGGTGCTGATGCCAAAGCCATATTCACAGCCTTGTATGTGTCTATTGTAGCTGTTGCAACACCTGTGATTTTAGCCATTGCTGTTCCTTCTGCAAACAATCCATTTGCCATCTGTATGGTGTTTGATAGATTGTCAAGTTGTTCCATCTTATATTTCAAATCAATTGCATTGATTCTTTTATTGTATTCTTCTGTGATGG